TCGCTGTGTCATCAAATTCTAAAACATGACCAGATTCGCTTTCGTATACATGATTGTAAGGATAAACGGCCGCATAGGGTATGCTTGGTTGATTCCAGGTCGTGCCATCGCTGGCCAATATAATGTCGCCCGAAGCAGCAACCATTGTGTTAAAGTCGGCCGTTGGTACTCCTGTAATTCGTGTGGCACGTCTTAATGTTAAGAACAAATGTGGATTGATTTCATTTCCTTCATTGTCCTTTGCATTGACGGCCAGACGATTGACGTCAGGTTCGTCCTTGTATTTTGGATAGGTTTCATTTGGATCATAGAAACCATACCGATTGTCGGCTAGTTCGGTTGGTTTACCTGGCATTGAACCTAATATCACTGGCTCTTGACGATAAGTGCCGTCACGAAAAAAACCAAAAACCCAAGAACCTTCAAGCAGGCCGGTTGCTGATTGTCCAATGCCAGAAATACCGCTGGCCGTAATGGGCAGCACACACAGCGCCCAAGGCAAATCGGCCGTTGGTAAAGATATTTTGTCCTGTGTATGTGTGCCAACAATACGTACTTTAAGACGGCCGACTTTGAGCGGGTCGTTGCGATCTTCTACAACACCAAAGAAATAGAAGAAACCTCCTAAACCCATAAAGTTTTCGTTATTCATTGTTTTTTCTCGTTAGCTCGTTTGATAAGTACACTTGAACATACATCATTTTTTACCATTAAAATCTCTCTACGCAAGACCGCCGGCCGCTTTGACAAACAGCACAAACACAATGATTGCGTAATAAATCCATATCTCACTGTTACAGGCGTGCGCTAGCACGACTTTATCTATCAGGTATTTCATTCTTTTATATATTCTCATAGACCCTTGGCGGTTAGTCTTTCTTTTTACCACACTTACATACTTTAAATGAGAGTTTTTGTGTAAGTTTTCTTAAAAGTTCTTTAATTTGTTTATACATAATATCCTATCAATTGCTTAGTTGTTTTCTATATTTATGGTAATTGCCTCTCGTTTCTGTAGTATGGCCATTGGTCGCTTGTCCTTACATAGCCGTCGGAGCGGCGGTCTCAAAGTTGTTCTCATTGTTATCCCATAAAGTAACCACCTGCAATATTACTATAAATTTCATCAAGTTTGTATATATCTATAATTCCTTCGTTGTACTTTTCTTTACCAATAAATGTATCGTTAGTTTCTTCCGGGTATGGTCTGCGTACACTGTCTTTCATACACTCTAATATCATTACGTGTTTCTTTAATGTTCGGTTTAATTGGTGTCTTACTGACGTTACCAAATATCGTCCTGACATATAAGGGTCAATTCCTAATGGTTCAACATCGCCGGCAGGTGTATACGAAGGCATTTCAAAAGTAATTAAATCACCTGCGGTTACACCAGTAAATCCATTTAAAGTAAGTTCTAAACGGTTAGACATAAAGGCAAGTCTTTGTGACAATCTTTTTTGTAATATATCTTTTATAGGATATGAGGTCACATTTTCATGTATTGATTGTGTATCTGACCATAGGTAAATTGTTGACTCTGGATAATCTGATAAAAAAGCACCCTCTCTTAAATGTAATGGCAATATGCCTTTGTTATCAGTTTTTACGCCGTCTTTACCCGTTTCAGTATGATGTAAAAATTCATATTCTTTATTATAATCAAAATCCGTTTCTTCGTATGTTTTATTTAATTGATCATGTGTGATTAATTTGCTTGCGTAAACACCATTTCTTAAATTTTTTAATGTATCAAATTGATCTAATATCTTAAAATTGTTTACAATTTGCATTTCGTTTTTAATGTCTGTACTGCCACCACCATCTTTGACATTTGACGGTTTTGGTTTATATCGTGCAACAACTGGTCTCGCTGTATTACCATCTATAGCTAACATACTTTCTAATGATCTAAAATTAAAACCTAAACTTGTTTCATAAAAATAATAACCTGCGCCTGCATATTTTTCACTTTGTGTTAATACGGATATCTGGTTAATAGCATCAAAAGGTCTTAATCTGCCAAATACGTGTTTAAAAATACCGTATGATGGTTCGAAATAAAAGTTTTTTGCTGACGATAATGTACTTTGTTCTTTTACAATTTTAGCTGCCATATTTGCGAATGTATCGGTCATAGCATTTTTTACCACAACCAATTCGTTCTGTATCATTTCTTTACTGCAAAAATGCAATAGATACATTTGAGTTTTAGGACCTACTGACGAGCGATTCTGTATTTTATAAACGTATAATGGGTTGCCTGACTTCATAGAGAAGTCATAACCTTTACCTAATGATGGCGTAAAAAATTTAAATTCAAGTCTTTCATTACCTGTTAATGGCAATTTACCTATAACGTTGTTACCATCTACAATCAACATATTGCCTGATAATGTTTTATTGTAAATGCTTTCGTATATGTTTAAATCTAATACAAGAGTTTCAATTTCTATCATATCAGGCGTATTACTGCCATCTACACTACGATATGAAATTAATCTTATATCTGAAAGTACATAATCACCAGGTTTTTTTAAGACTTTACCGTCTATTGTATCGTATAGGCTCATTATTCGCTCATCAAGTTTTCAAATTCTTCTAATAATATTGGCAAATATGCCGGATCTAATAATTTGATTTGTCTTTTTTGATCTTGTATTCTTTGTTCATATTCTCTATTAGTAATAGCCGTAGCTCCCGCTACTGTGCTATTAACAATTATCTTATGAGAATTATCACTTGGGCCTTCACCTGTTGTTTTACCACTAGATTGTGTGATTTCATAATGATGTACATCATCTGGATTTGTATATTTTTCTGTTACATAATTTTCAAATTCATTACTAGTTAATGGCCAATCGTAATATCGATCTGTTATATCATTTGTTAATAAAATTACCCAATGATAATATTGACTACCAAAATGTTTTTTTGCAGTAATTTCTGGTGTTTCGCCTTCAGGCACATCATAAAGGTCATATAAACTTGTTTCATTTAAAACTTTTGATCTTATTTTTACTCTACGTAATAAATTAGTGACAAGTTTTTCATTACCATCATTTTTTAAATCGTAAGTACCTCTAGGAAAATATGAAAAATACATTAGAAGCCTTTAGCAATAGTTGTTTTAGTCATAATTTCTGTTTCACTAAATTTTAAAGACATTTTAGTATAAATTGGAGCAGCACCTTTATCATCACCTGCAAAAGTACTAAAGATAGAATCATCTCCGTGTTGTATATCTAAATTGGTCAATACACAACGACTTATTCTAGGAATATATTGATTACGGTTTTCTAAGTACATATAAGTTATTTGAAATTCCTCTGGCACTATAAAATCATTACCGTATGAATCAATAGCTGGGTGCATATGATATTTAAAAATTTCTATTATCTTTGTCATGTTTTCTAATTCTTTTTTATTTTTTGGAGCAAATTCAAAAACAAAATCAAAACTTCTCATGGGCACGTTTTTAAATACCATCTCTGTATTTGGATTAGTCGCCTTACCCGTAACTTTTGTTAATGCACCTTTCAAGTCTCCCATACCAGGAATAATAGACAACGCACCAGATATGATTTCGGTGCCTAAAGTAGCAGCAGCATCTTTTAATCTGCCTGCAAGTTCTGCTGTTGATTTAATAGCACCACCGCCTTGTAGACCTAATAGATTTCCTATAATTCCTGTTTCTACGCCTTCGTGTACTGCATTGTAAGAGGTTTTTAAACCTGGCGGAGTATATAAAACAATAGTTTTTGAAACCCTCACAGCTCTATTACCTACTAAACCTGCACTTATACCACTTGATGGTTGTACTATTCTATCTTCTACACCTCCTTTTCTATTTTTTATATTTGTTACACGGCTAGTTCTTTGCGCTGGTGTTAAAGTTTGAGCAGCTTGATCGAATCCTAATTTTTTTGCTACTGTAGCACTAGTTGCCATAGCACTTCTAGCTAAAGCACTTGTTGCCGTATCTTTCTCTAATACATCAAAAATTATATAGTGACCTGATTCTAACGTTTGAACATTATTAGGATAATAAACTGTGCCATAATCATAAGGATTTTCTTTCATATGAGCTACAGGACTTGTGTCATTTAATTCTAATGGTGATTTGTTTAATATCTTGGCCGCAGCAGCATTAGTTTGTGCCATATTCTTTGCTTTATCAGTAAGAGAACCTATAATACCACCTCCTAGGCCTACTAAACCACCGCCTGTTAAATTGCCTAAATTTTTTTGGATTAAATTTGCTACTTTTGATAATGCCATAAATAGTTGTGTATTTTAATAATATTTATATGATATGAAAGCAAGTTATAAAGGAATTTATAAACCAACACACCCTAAAAAATACGCTGGTGACCCAAATAGAATAGTATATCGTTCACTGCTTGAAAGGCGTATGATGGTATATTTGGATAAAAATGATGCTGTTGAGTTTTGGGCAAGTGAAGAAATACCTATTGTTTATCGTTCACCTATTGACTATCGTATACATAGATATTATCCTGACTTTATA